TACAGAGTACGTTTTTATCTTGATGGAATAGCATTAACCATAAAGAATAACCTGCACCTAAGGTTGAGATACCTAACTGGCGGGATTTTAATACTACGGAATATGGATTATCTCTAAATAAAGTGAGTACCTTTTCTTGAAAGGGGTAAAGGTTAAATTGGATTCTACCTCGTTGTGGGTGTTGGATAAAGCAATACTTTTTCATAAAGTGTACAGGATCCTGTGCACATTTAAGATATTCTTGCCTAATTATCTGTTTTAAATCCTGATTAGCCATTATTTTCCAATTTTCCAGTACATACGGCCTGATATAACTGGTTGGAAATCTTGATTAACACCTATTCCAAAACCGTATGCTTGTTTATTTTTATTTCTGTATAACAATTCACCACCTAAGTAGTTAATTTGATTTGTTCGGCCTGATAATCCTAACCCCCAATAAAATTCTCGTTGGTTAAGATAAATTTTTTCTTTAATTGTAGTTCTAGGATAAGTAAAATTATATTTTAAATATCTTCCCATAATTTGATTTTGGGAAATTGTGTCTGTAATAGTAATATCTAGGCTATCTAATACTTGCTTATCTTCATAAGTTTTAATAGCATAATAATCAGCTAAAATTGCTGCTGTATCAATAGGCATTGTAATAGTATCAATGTCTATTTTTGTAACATATTTAATTTTAGGTACGTAAACCGGTACCTCTTTTTCAATAGTTACATACTCAACAATTGTGTCTCTTATAACTTGAGGCTCAGAAGGTTTAACATTACCCGAGCAACTTCTCATTAAAAGAATAACTATAACTAATACTACAATAAGTAGTGTTTGGATATTTTTAAAGAGCTCTTTCAAGTTTTTTCTTTTCAGCTGTTAAACTCTTCAGCTCATCTTTAATTTTTTCCTTTTTATCACCTTCAGTTTCTTTATAAGCTTTAGCTAGATCTTTCATCTTAGCTGTAAGTTTTTGAAGTTTAGATGCTGTAGTAGCTACTGAATCTTTTTTCTTAAGGTCTGCAGCTGTAGGTTCTTCGTCTTCGTCTTCAGCTAAAGGAGAGTCTTGAGAAGCTTTAGTAAGAGCATCCACTTTAGATTTAGTATTATCTAATTCCTTACCTAAATCTTGTTGGGCTTTAATATCAGCCGGATCTGCTTCAGATAGTTGTTTAGATAACTCGATAGTTTTTTCTAATTCTTTATTAAGATCTTGTTGTGTTTTAAGATCTTGTTCTCCTGCTTCGGATAATACAGAAATAATCTCTTCGCGAATGTATGATTTAAATTCAGATTTTTTCATTTGAATATTTTTATTATAAATATGTCAAAGATCCATATAGTTTACCATTTGAAAAATTCTATCTTCAGTACTACCCTCTAAAGTATGTAGATTTTTAATTTTGTGTCTATATTTAGTAGATAGCAATTGAATAGTTTCATCAATCATCTTTCTATAATCAACATCAGTTTCTCTAATACCATTATCTTCAATTTCTACTCCTTCAGGTGAAACATAGAAAATGTAATCGTATTCATAAATCATATTAGATGCAAAATCACAAAAGTCTTGTGCCTCAAGATAATTCATTGATTTAGAACACTTTGCAAACGCCATTACATCAATAATAGTACGATCTGTAATGATATTATCTAGCATTAATTCACTAGCTCGTTCTGCTAAGAATACAGCTTGACCTTTAACTGTTGAATCAGTATTCAATGGAATGCCCATTTCCATCAAGTATTTAGAACGTTCTGTTCTAAAATTATAACCTTCAAAATATTTAAGCTCTTTAAGAGCATTAACTAGTGTAGTTTTACCTACACTCATTGTTCCGCATAATCCTATTTTCATATTAAAATGGTAGTTTTGGTGGTTCTGATTGTGAATCCCCTGGTTTTACTCTGTAACTATCGTAATCAAAATGCTTTGTTGATACCTCAAATATAGTAGCTCCTTCTGAGAGAGCCAACATTTGGTGTGGTTGGCCTGGCATTAGGTGAATGCAATCGCCTTCACTAACTATTTGTTCATGTTCTGTAGCTGTTTCAGTATCAATCCATTTGTAAATAAATTGGCCTTTAGAAATATACCAAGCTTCATCTTTCAATAGATGAAAATGCATTGAAAATTGTTTGTTTTGTTTAAACACTAAAAGCTTACCACAATATAGATCATTGTTAATAATCCATAACTCATGACCCCAAGCTTTTTCATGTCGCTCACCTTGGTAAGGTTTAGCTTGAATAGTTAGTTCTCTCATATTAATGTCTTGCGTTCACTCCAGTTTGTTTATACCAAGGAAGACCTTCACGATTGCTTAAAGCTTCTTTGTATGATTCATGGTCATACTCAATACCGTTAAGGTAATAAGCTTTACGATATTCTGATTCTTCTCCTTCAATTGGTGAAATTGCGGGACCATCCCAACTATGGAATTTCCAGTTTTCTTCACCTTTCATTCGAATTAAATGGATATGGGCACCTTTTGAACGAATTGTTTTATATTCGTATAATCTATCTTTTGCCATAATGTTTTTTATTAAAATTGAATATTATCTCCTTGTAAGTTATCCCATTCACAAATGTAATTACCTTTTTCTACTTTACAAAGTTTAGATAAAATATCTTCAGTAACATAAATTCCTTGTGCTCCTGAAACTGTAATACCACGAGCTGAGAGAGCATCACCTACAAAGTGAACATTTGGATAATCAGCTAATGCCAAATTAGAATAATCAACTAATGGTTCAGGTGAAAGATATTTAACTTCAGGTACGTAAACACCCCAATCATCACCTAATGTTGGGAATACTTTTTTCATATCCTCAATAAAATCTTCAATGTAATCGTAGTAGCCCTGGAATGCTTCTTTTACTGTGTCTAGTGATTTAATAGGTAGAGCAGCAATTTTTTCACCTTCACTTGTAATACCTACTTCACGTGAAGGACTATAATACAAACCAGCTTGAAGTTTTGGGGCAAATCGACCTAAACGACCTTGATCTGAGATGATTGAAGTGTTTACTTTATCAACTAATTCACGTGACCATTTAAATGGTTCTTCAATACCCGGAATTTCCATCAAGATGCCAAAATTGGTCATATTGTTACGATGTTCTTCACCTTTTTTAGCGTGACCATTATAGCTAACATCCCCATATGTTTGTTCAACAGCAACATAAGCAGCATTGTTGTTTGTACAGAATGAACGAAGTGAAACACCATTATCGAATTTACGATACAATTTAAAATCGTAGCTAATATCGATTAGCTTTTGGAAGTGGTGTTGAGGGGCTTCAAATCGAACACCAATTTGTACTGGTTTTGGTTCTGTAGGGAATGAATAATCATCTGCTAGTTGTTTACCAAAGTCGATACCTGATTTACCAACACCAAAAATAAGTGTATCATATTCTAGAACTTTTAATTTACCTAATTTAATAGGCATATGAGAATATTCTAATGTATTTTTTTCAAAATGAATATCTGTAACTTTATTTTCCCAAAAGAACTGTACACCTTTAGATACTAGATAATCATACCAATTTTTACCAATTTCGTGTAGATAATCTGTACCAACGTGCCATACTGGGAATAGACGTAAACCGAAATATGGTTTAATGAAATCTGGTTCTGCTTGAGGATCTGAACATTGTACTTCTTCTGGTTTAGGGTGGAAACGTTTAAAGTTTTCAATTACTTGATTAAACAATCCCATTGCCTTTTCCTCACCACAATACTTAGACATATGACCTCCAATAGCAGTGTGATAAGTTAGTTTTCCGTCGGACCAACCACCAGCACCGAGAAAGCCCTCCATTACTTCGGCGGGCTTACGATTGTATGGGTCTTTGCCCATATCAATGATAGTAATTAGTTCTCCAGGATAACCATTGTCTACAAGTTTTGTTGCAGCATTAACACCTGCTACACCTGCTCCTACGATTACTAGTTTTTCCATTTTTTACTTTTATTTTAACTTACTAAATATACAAAAAAAAAGTGACGTCTCCAAATTTGGTGACGCCACAGCTGTCATAGTGTTTTCTTTCTCTTGCGAGCGGACAGGCTATGAATCTATCCTATATGTTTTGTTATCTTCAATTGGAGCTTACCTTCGCCTTTCCAAACTCGGTGCCATTGATGACGTAATATAAATATTGTAGCTTCGGAAACCAAATCTAAAGGTAAATCATCTTCGAATTGAAATTTCCACCCTTTACCACTATCTATTACTTCGACAGTTCTGTCTTCATCATCTCGATGCCACATTAACTCTATAGGGTCAATGTTCTCATCAAATTCTCTTATAACGTACTCGTCTTTAACCTCTAAATCTTTATAGGGTTTCATTAAGAATCATTAGTTGAGCGAATCGTTCTAACATTACCTGGTGCTGAGGAATCCCAAGTGATAGGCCACCATTTAAATACACCTGGGGTAGTTTCTGCTGGGATAGATACGAAAGCAAATAAACCACCTGAATTAGTAACAAAGTTATTTCTTGAAGTGGGGTTATAGTCATTTAATTCTGTACCAACTCCGGGGCTTGCATTTTCAGGAATACTTTGTACTAACTCATTTACATTATTTGATCCTGTAGAATAAAATATTAAATTAAATGCTCTAGTGTCTCCAATACTATAAAAAGCAGCACCATCTTCTAAAGCACCTGCTAAAACATCGCTACCAGTAGTAACAACAATAATGTCCCCATCTGCGTTTGGGTATCCGAGTGCATCGGTGGTTTTATTTAAGGGGTATGGGCCAAAAGGCATTGGATATCTTTGAGTAGTTACCTCATAAGCATTTTGTAAAGCCCAGTTTCCATCTGCAGTACCTGGTTGGTAATAAGGACCGCTAGGGTCATCAATTGAAGTCCAAGTTGCGGCATTTCCAGCTCCATCATCCATTCTAGGGTCTACACCACCTACATCTCCATATTGTACTGCAAATTTTAACCCTGTTGTTTTTTTTACAGGAGCACCAGTTACAGCAGAACTAACTCCTACCCAAATACCATCAGCAGAGAGATCATCTCCAGGAGCCCCATTATTTTGACAATAGTAAGGAGCAACAGACCCAATCCAAAGTTGAACTCCAGGTTCTTCATCTTCACCGTACCAGGTATCTGGTAATGTTGCGCTAGTTATAGGCATAATTTTTTATTTTATTATAAATATTATTAATTACCAAAATCCGCTAAAGCTTGACTTAAGGCCTAATAGTTTAGCGTATCGAGGTAATCTACAAGACCAATATGATGCCTTTGTTCTGTCATTCCTAGTTGAACACTTATGTCTTTTAGCAAAAGCAGCTCTTGCTTTAGAATTATTAATTTTAGCTTTCAATCCACCTGAACCAAAACGTACTGTTTTAATACGTTTGGTTTTAGGATCGCGAACATATACTTTATAAGCTTTACCACCTGATGAGTCACGCATTGGTTTTCCAATTGGTGGATCTTTCTTTTTAGCTTTAACTTCATTTAAACCACCAGCTTGTAATTTATAACCCCAACGTTTAAGTTTGGTCTCTAATTCAGCTTTGTCTTTAGCTTCAAAATCGAATGAATCATTTACACCATAATAACCATTGCCTCTTCTGTAGATTCTAGTTTCACCAGCATCACCATTAGGGTCATCATATATAGCAATTTCATTACTTTCAAATGTACCTTCATTTAAATCAAGATATTCATCTTCCATAATGAAATCTAATGGAACTTTAGTACCATCTTCTAATGTACCAAAATGACCTAAATCTGTTTCAACTAAAACAGCTAAATCATCTTCGTTTGTAATTTCTAAAATTTGACGAGAATATAAAGAACGCGCTTCAGCCCACAAATTAAAATAATTTGATGAACCAGCACGGTATAAATGTTCTGTTAACGGTTTATTATTGTCCATATGGTATTTTAAACCTTCAGACAATATCTCACGTGGTGCTAAACTTTCGTTTAACATCAACGCTTTAGTATCGCAAG